TTTAGTCATCCTGTTTACCTCTTTCTCAGGAAGTTTAGTCTCCAGGATTCCCGGGGCGGTTCATAGAATTTACGTAGCTCACGCTTAACAGAGAAAATACTTATATATCAAAGGCTTGGTTAAAAATGATTAAAATGCGCTAAGTCTTTGAAATCAAAAGAGAATTTAATGATTTACTCTAATCAGCTTCGTTACACTGGCAAAGATGGTGTTTACTTCCATCTACAAGGCCAACCAGATAATTTCTTGTCACTATCAGCAACTGAAAACATGGAATTTGATAGCCCTATGATGGTTACCACTCAAAATATGCAATCAGGGCAGACTGTAACAGATAATGTAATGCGTTCACCTAGAACTATTTCAATCAGTGGTGTGGTTGTGGTTGGTGAATGGATTTGCCCCTATATTTCCAGACATCTGTTATCACTTAACCCATTACAAGCCCGCTGCCGCAGATATTCCCGTGGCGAGCGATAA